TGCAGTGATCGTGGCGGTGCGGGTCGAGCCGACGTAATCGGTGATCGTGCCGACCTGCCCACTGCCCGTCCCCCCAGTGATTCGTACTGTATAGGAGTTATAGATGTCGTTGGTCGCGCTGGCTCCTGCCGCCAAAACGATAGTCGTGGTGGTGCCTCCCGCTTGTGCGGTGCCGGAATGAGCGGTGACGGTCTCGACGCCGGGGGCCGGGACCGCCAGCATATACAATTCGTAGGCCCCATCGGTGACGAAGGTCGCGTGGGAGCATAGGCGGGCACGGGCCACGTTGATATTGTTGAGGGTTGCCTGAATCGGACGCCCGATGTCCCCATAGGTATTGAAGTCGTTAGCAATCACGCGACGGTCAGGCGTGAGCCAGATGCTCCCCACCTGGACGCCCCCGTGGTACACAAGTTTCCAGGTGTCCTGTCGCATGAGGCCGACCTCTTGGTGGAGGGTCTTGGGCGGTCCCGCGAATGGGTCAAGCAAGTAGCGTACGCCCCGGTCGGTCGCAATGTACAGCCTCACCCCATCACTGAGCAAACCGCGCCCGAACTCTGAGTAAATGGCGACGGCTTCCTGATTTGAGGCGGGCCAGCACTCCTCGTAGCGTCCGGTGATCTGTCCGGTCGAGGTCGTCATCTCGCGGAGGTTCTTGCTCCAGTTAAGGAACTGCTCGGTGATGGCGTAGAGACGGTCGCGGTGTGGGATGACGATGGTAGCGGTGGGGATGGTCGTCGCAGGCTTGGTGTTATCATAGATACCGTATCCGCGCCCATCATCGCCGATCTCGGCCCACACCGGACTGGCAAGCAGCGCATTCTCCGTCTTGGTGTCCGTGAAGGTCGTTGTGGTATTATCGCTGATCCGTCCGACCTCGTAGAGGGTGTCTAAGGGGCCGCCATCGGCTGTCGCTAGGATGACTCGATACATCGACGCCGATACGAGGCCGGTGCTGCCTACCGTGAAGACGGGGAGCGAAGCGAGATCGATCTGCGCGACATCCGTGACCGCCCCGCTATCCACACTGTCGGTCTGCTTCTGTTCGACCGTGCCGCTCGATGAGATGTCGTAGAGGACAGCGTGGCCGGTGGGGTTGTATAGGAAGGCCACGAGGTAACGACGCCCGACTTCGAGGGTGATGGTGCCCGAGCCGCTACCGGAGGCGGTGAAGACGTTCCCGCTCGCGCTCATGCCCCAGTCCGTTAGCGACCCTGCTGGCAGCGACTCATCGCCGTCCCATTTCTTCAGGTCTGCTGAGGCCCCATCTAGGAAGTAGGCGTACTCCCGGCTGAGGGCCATGTAGGGGTGGACGGTCGCTGCCGCTGCGGGCGTAAAGATGTTTCCGAGCGCATCTCCGTTCTCATTGATGACCGAGACCCGGTTATCCTTGGAGGCCGAGCCGGTCTGGTCGGCGGTGGTGAGAAGGATGCGGTTGCGGGTGCCGCCGGTCGTTGAGAAGTGGGCCTCAAACATCCGCCTTGCGGCGGTGGTCGGATTCGAGAGGAGCGTGTAGCCGCGCCGCCGGTTGAGCCGACTATCCACCACGGGCTCAATGTCCGTGAGGGCCTCGAACGAGTCGGGGCTCTGAGCCGGGGGCTTCGTAAAGTTGTCGAGGGTCGCCTCCGCGAAGCTCTGGCGCACGAGGTCCAGGGCGCGGGGGTTGTTGGCGTTCGGTTGGATGACGGTTTCGGCCAAAGTTATCGACCTATAGGGAGTTTATGTCTGTTCAGTATAAATTGGGGTAACTTCAGTATAACCTTACTGATTTGGGTAAACCCACCGGCGCATCATTTGGTCTTCCTCTTCCGGGGACACCTGTTGAAGCCATCTGCCGATGACGCTTCGCATCCTCTCGACCTCGGGAGGCGTGAAGTTGGGAGGGGAGGCCGGTCGTGCTACTTGGCTGACGCCGCCGAGGGCCTCGGGTGCCATCTCCGCGACCAATCGGGCTTGGTGCGCCGCCCGCTTCCGGGCGAGGAGGTCGGCGACGATGCGTCGCAGGTGCCCTCCGCCGGACGCCACGCCCTCATAGGCCATTCCAATCGGAGATGCCATTCCTAGCAAGTCGTTTGTAGCACTCTGCGCTGTCGGCGCACCGAGCAGCGGATTCATCGGTCGTTGGGCAATGAGGGGCATGGGGGTCTCCTTCTACAGGGCGGTCTCACCCGTCTTCATTTCGTCATACTGCGCTTTCCAGTAATTCGACAGGTCGAGCCATCCAAGGTAGCGGTAGGCCCGTGCCAAGACCCCAGCGACCATCGCGTCCCGCGAGTCCGTTCCCGCGGCTAAGGTATCGGCGGCGGCGGACACCGTTGCGGCCTGTTGGATGTACAGCACATCGTAGGTTCCCGCAAACTTCGAGGTGAGTGCCGGAGGGAAAATGTAAAGGGTGTGGGAGTTCACCCCCGCCGTCACGGTCGTATCCAGCCAGTAGTATCGGGGAGCCAGCCCCGAAACCCTGTGGGCAGCGACGGGGTTGTCCGGTCGGGCTCCCCCACCAATGTCAGCGGGGTCGGCGAGCGACGAAGGCGCAAACGCCTCGCTGATCGGAGCCAGGAAGGTCTCCTGTGGGCGGCTGTAAACGGCCTCGATCCGACGTACATCCGTGGGCGTCAGGGCGTAACTGCGGGTGCCAGCGGCAACCGTGATGGTCGTCTGCTGGCGGAGGGCGTGGCGGTAGATGCCCGTATGCAGGAGGTCTTTGTGGACTTGATCAATCCACCGGGCGAGCAAGTTGAAGTTTGCGCCGGAGCCACTGGTGCCGTCCAGCATCAGACGAAGTTCGTAAGAAACGTCGTCCGCGACATTTTGCAGTGTAAGTGCCATACTCTAAAGACCTTTTCAGTTAAGATCAGCGTTCTAATCTTAGTGACCGCATTGCGGACATTGCCAAGGGGCCGGGTGCTTCTTTGTCGCCTTCACGACCTCCAACGCGCACCTATGAATCGCACAGGTCGCGCCGGGACGCTTCGGCGGCTTAGAACTCTTGGACGGATGGGGCACGGGGCGCTCCTAGCAGAGGATTCGGCGGTAGTGAGATGCCGGGGTCGAGCGGGTCCGGGTCGGCAAGGCTGCCGCGTGTGCGCTCTCGGTAGGCATCAAACATCTGTTGAAGGTCGGGCGGGATAGGCCCCTCCCCCATTGGATACTGCATCGAGTAGCGCATCGCCCCCTCCGCCACATCTGGGTTTGGTCCCATTAGCGCCTCTGGCGTCAAGGAGTGCATGTCTGCTGAGTCAGGCAGCGGCAATGGCGGCGGCGTCTCATTAGGGGCATTCATCGCCCCCTTCATCCGATCATACAATCCAAGCAGTGGTGAGGTCATTTAGATGCTCCTTTTTCGGCGGGCCATCATCTTCTTGAGGCCGGGGTGCGAGGCGCGGGCGGGCAACTCGCTCATCTTATGCCCGCGCATCTTATCGGACATCTCACAGGCGACTTCCTCGGACATCGACGGTTTCCCTTTGGTATTTCCGTGACAAATGACTGCGGCGTAACGGGCTTGGGCTTGGGTGTAGGGCACTAGTGCCTCCAACGATCTACGATCACTTGCGTCGTCAAAATGAGTAGCCCCACGGCGGCGACCGCCGCAAGGACGACCCACAACTCCGGCGGGGCGGCGAGATTAGTTGTCAGGATTCCACCCCCCTGCCCAGAAGTTGTCGTACATCTCTCCCGGATACCGTGCGACCTGCGAGGCCCGGTCGGGTCGGATGAACTTCGCCCCGCCCCACCGATTCTGCGCCTGCTGCATTCGGAAGATGCCCGCTTGAAATTCCTGTTGGAACACCTGCGCCTCGTCGTACTTCCGTAGGTAGCGCATCCCGAGCCAGTTCACCCCCGCCACGACCACATCCCGAAAATCGTTGGGGATCAACAAGACGCTGCTCACGGTGGAGAGGGTCGTGTGGGCCTTATAGTAGCGGAACTCCATCAGGTAGCCTCGGAGAGGCTCAAGGGTCGAGTCGGTGGGAACGCTCGCTCCGGTTGTCGTGAGGGCCGCCGATTGTGTCCAGTCGCTTGAGGTCGCCGTGGGCGATCCGTTCTGAAGAGTCTCGCTCCCTTCCGTCTCGCTCGCGTACAGGTTCCAGCGCAGATAACTGATGCCCGCGCTCCCTGCCGTAATCGCGGGTTGTGGAGCTTTGACGGTGATGAACTTAGATGCCTCCACGAACTGTCTCGCAGTCGTCGAAGGTAGACTCTCGTTTCCAGCGAGGTCCACGAAGGTCGTCCGCAGGTAATAGGTCCGCGCCCCAAGTGCGCCTCCCGCTGCGGTAGTTGAGTGCGGCGCGGGCGGCACCAATTCGTAGGTGCTCCCCGTGTCGGGGGCGGGATAGAGGCTCAGGACGTTTGGGCTGGCCTCGTCATTCCGATACCACTGAGGCGTGCCCTCCTGGTAGGTCCCATCTTCGTTCTGCCAACCCACGCCGAGAGGAGCCTCGCTCATGTTGAAAGGTCGCCCAAAACTAGAGCGCCCGATGACGCTCCCCGCCTTGATCCGGCGCAGGTCCGTGAGGTTGAGGCCCGTATCAACCTGTCCAGCAGCTTGACCGGCGGCGGTCCCCACCCAATAGTCCGTTTGCCCCCGCTCGGTGATGAACTTCTTAGGCGTCGAGAGCATCCAATCCCACGCCTCCGGGCGATGCCCTAGGATCATCTGCTGAATCCTATCGGTGTACTCGATGAGCACGTCCGGGGTGGTCGCGCTAGCGGCTCCGCCCGACACCATGAGGTCGTCGAGGTCGATTTGTACACGATCTAAAACGTTCTGGACCGTCAAGGTCGAAGTGGCCACAGTAGACTCCTATATCCCGATAACCGTCCAGGTTGCCCCATCGTACCAAACCATCGCTTTCGCCGCTCCGCCCGCCGCAACAGTCGCGCCCCATGCAGGTGCCAGCGCATCCGTTACAACCGCTACTTGTCCGAGAGTACCTCCGGGCAAGCCCCCCACGGTCGTTGAATTGACGACCGGTAGCGTGAGCGTCTTGTTGGTGAGCGTGTCCGTGGTGTCGCGCCCCACCAGCGTATCGGTCGAGGTCGGCAGGGTGAGGGTGCCGGTGTTCGAGATTTGCGCGATGATTGGCGTCGTTAACGTCTTGCTCGTGAAGGTCTGGGCCTCATCGAGGTTGGCGACGACCCGATTGGTTCCGTTGTCACCATACTCAAGTTGGTTGGCGGTCGAGTCGTAGGCGATGTGGCCGCTGGTGGTGGGTGCGGCTCCCGCTGCCACGGGTACCTTCAGGCTTGTCGCGCCCCCAAAATCAACGGTGCTCGTCGCGGTGACGGCTCCTGCGAAATCGGCGGTCTGGGCGAAGAGGTCCCACCTGTTTCCAGTCGCGCCAAGGTCCTGTCCGGTCGTTTGGGGAACGAGAGAATCGCCCGTTGCCAATTGAAGGATGTCGGCGGCGCTGCGAGACAGCACCACGTCGGCCCCCAGCGTAAAGGAACCGCCAGCCACAATCAGGGAGTCGTCCGTCTTCAGAACATCGGCGGCGGAGCGATACAGGTTTGCGGGGTTGGCCGCATCATCTCCAAACACCACCCCATTTGTGGCTCCCGTCCCGGCAAGGGACAGGCGGGCGGTAGGTGCGCTCTTGCCCAGCCCGAGGCGATTGTTTGTATCATCCCAAAAGAAGGTTGCATTATCCTGGGTAAGGCTACCGCCGGGGGCGGCGAAGATCACGCTCCCTTCCGTAAACCCGCTGGCGATCTCCTCAATCGCAAGGCGATTGCGAAGCGTGTGGGCCACGGTGCCGCCCCGAGCAGACGCCTGCTGTACGGCATCGACAAGTTCGGCGGCCCAACGATTCAAGGTCGCTACATCCGCCATCGAGGTCTTCCCGTCCGGCCCTACGAACTGGTTGAGACGCAGGTCAGGGAAGGCGACGGAGTTGCGGGTTTTGGCGGTCGGAGGCATTTAGTCGAGGATGTCCAGTTTACGAATGTTCTCTTTGCGAATACGCTGGACGTGGCGGCAGGTGCCGTTGCCGAAATCCATCGCCAGCGTCACCACCGCTTCGTCGTCCCGAATCAAGAAGCCCACACTGTACAGCAAACAGGACTGCGCCTCCTCCTGCAACGACTGTTCAGTATGCACTTCGTCGTCATACCACGCATCCTCCCACGTTACGGCTGCGATCTTCTTGGGGAGTATCGGCTTCTCCAAGGGTTGCTTGCGGCGGGATGCGCTTTTCATAGGACTCCTTAATCGTTAAATAGCCATACTAGGAGCGCGGTCGTAGCGCACACAATAGTGACGGCGAGCAGGAAGCGTCCAGCGATGAGTTCATCCAGCACTAGTAACCGCTCCGAAACCGATATAGGCTCCAACCTGCGGTCCCCGCTCCCAGAAACCACGAGGCGTAATCAAATACCGCCTTCGTAAGGGTCTGCCCGTTGTGTACGTCGTAAGCCTCGCGCAGGGCGGCGAAGGCGAACACCGTCAGCCCGGCGAGCAGGAGCGTGTGCTTCCACTCTCCAGACAGCCACTCAGAGCGGGTCCGCCTCGTGAGCGTCCGCAGTCCCATGAACCCCCACAGGACGAGGGCGGTTGCGGCGGCGAAGTGCTCGACGAACCGGGCAGCGATATGCAGGGCTTCATTCATCTCTTGATCCTCAGTCTCTCGATCTTCTCGGTCATCCGAGAGTAGGTGTAGCCGCCGAAGCCGAGCGTAAAGGTGCCGTAGAACCACTCGCCCAATTCAAGGGGCTGGATGGGGCGGGCCGTCAGTTGGGAGATAAGCGGTATCCAGATGTTCGCCATGATGGTGACGGCCCCTGCGAACAGGAAGAAGGGGCGGCTGTTCTTGCCCATCCATGAGTCAGCGGCGGCCTCGGCCCGAATATTGGCGCTGGCAATCTCGGCTTCCTTGGTCTGCGCCTCCAGCAGCTTCGTCTCGTACTGGCGGTCGAGGATGGCAAGCTCGTGCGCCCGCGCATCCACTTCCGCTTCAATCTGCGCTTTCACGGCGGGATCGAGCTTGAAGGTTCCGATGACATCCTTCACGATCTTGCCGATGCCGCCCCCCAAGATTGTGTCGAGTAGGGGCATCAGATTTCCTCCAAGATGTCTACCTCCCAACTCCAGGTGCCATCGTTCATCAGCTTTCCGAAGTTTCCGGCGGGGTTTCGGACAACAGCACCTGCGCGGAAGTCCCGTCCGGTCGGCGAGTGGTGAAATAGTTCACCCCTTCCCTGCTGAATCAGCGTAAACGTACCCGAGTTGGAGATGTAGTGAGGGCCGACGGCGAGGCGATACAGCAAATCGACCTTACGTTCCATATCAGTCATCCGGGTTTTCCCCCTCTCTTAGCAGTTTCATGAGCTCTTGCGCCCGCTCTCCCACCTGCGAGGCCCACTTGGAGCGGAGCCCCTCTTGGGATGCCTTCTCGAAGTCCCCCGCGTCTAAGTGCGCGAGCATCTTCTTGAACGTCAATAGGCCCGCGATACCCAGGTTGACCGTCATATCGGTGAGGACGGCCCGACGAACATCGTTGAGACCGGCCCAATAGGGAAGGCGAGCCAATCTCGCTTCGGCGTCGAGGATGTCGTTGCGAAGGAGGTACTCGGCCTCGGGCTCAGTCAAGCCTTTGTCGGAGAGGTTGCGTCCGTACCCCACCGTCCATTTCCCGACGGTATCGAGGTACGGCTTGGCACGGAACCCCTCGTGCTTCTTGAGAAGATCGAGGACGAGCATCGCTCCTCCTACTCGCTGAGACGGTCGATAATGTGCGTTTCCGGGAAGTCTCCATTAGCGTCCATTTCGAGCATCGGGACGCCCGCCTGCACGCCCTGCCCCTTCGTCACCTGGAGGACGATCTTCTGCTCGAACCGTTCAATCGAGTCTCGAAGTTCGCGGGCGATCTCAGGCGGCAGCGTATAGGTCTGCCCCGGCTCGAAGGTCTGTTTGTTCAGCCCGATCTTTTCGTGGGCGATATTGTACGCCCGCGTAACGGTCGGAACCGTTACTTTGACCCACCCTTTCCGGTCCCGCGCATTCATTAGCGACCCCATAGTAGGGTTCGAGTCGGTCGCGGGCTTGGGGGGGTGAATTTCATACTTGTGAGGAATCAGAGGTGCACTAGCCATTGAAAAGCTCCTTCTGTTTGGAAAATGGTGGGGCGACCGAAGCCGCCCCACAGATTAGGCGGCAGCCTAAGCCACCGCAGTCGCGTCTGCACTCGAAGCTCGAACCTTGCGAATAAACGCTTCATTGACGATTGCGCCTTTGAAGACGTTCGTCCAGCCGAGTTGAACGCGCCGCTTCGTCCAGTCCGAACCCTGGCCAGGAGCCTGCATGTGCATCTCTGTGGCCTTGAGGTCCGTGACCTTCGCCGCCTCCGCGCCGCAGATGAACGCCGAGCGGATCGCGCTGGAGTTCCCCGAGGTCGTAGAGGCCGTGGTGACGAAGGAATTGGAGTTGGTTTCGTGGATGACCACTCCCAAAATCTCGTTCACCATGCCGCGCCGGATTTCGTTGGCATACGCAAACTGTGCCGAAGCGAGCCAGTTGGCATCGGTTTCGAGATTGGAATACTGCTGGGAGTGGAGGACCAGGTGATAGCGTCCGTCCGGTTTGGTCGGAGCACCCGCCCCACGCAGAACCGCCTTCATCTGGGAAATCTCCTCGAAGGAGATGGTGTCGCCGACGGCGATGGCGTTGTCGGTCGACCGGTCGTTCACGCGGAAGACGTTGGTTGCGGCGTTGGCAATCGCATACAGCAGCCGGTCACGGACTTCCTTGTTGTTGTAGCCAAGGATTTTGACCGCGTTCTGCACGAGATTGTTGCGAGCGGTGAGAGTGGCGAAGGTGGAGATGTACACGGCATTGCCGTATTCCTCCATCGTCGCGGTGACGGAGTTGATGGTGAGCGGAACGGGTTTGGGGGCAACGCCTTCGGTCAATTGCGCCGGAGAGTTCGCCACACCCAGTCGTTCCATGCGGTTCCACTGAATCGTCTTCGCGTTGGTGATCTGCTCCGGCTCGAACACAAAGGTTTCGAGAGAAGCATCAAACTCGGAGACGCGCAGCATCGGCGTCCGAAGCATATTGATGAGTTCGGCGGCTGTTGATCCGGCGACTCCAGCGGAGCCAGTGGTCACGTTAATGTTAGGCATGGGTTAGCCTCTTTCAGGTCAAGGAGTGGGCTGCACCAAGGGTGCAGGCACCAAAGGGGCTACCGCCGCGTCCAATCGACGCTCCGCAGTTCGATGTCGGGTACGTTGGCCCAAGCGTCCCGGAAGGGATCATGCACCGCTTGCCCGAAGGGGTTGTCCAATTCGGGAGCCGGTTGCGGGCTGTTGAGCCCGAGTGTCTGCGGGGGTTGGTTGGACTGGGGAACGGTCTGTTGCGTAGGCTGCGTCGCCGCCGGTGCAGGCGTGCCGGACGCAAGTTGGAAAGTCATCCGATACAGTCCGGGCAACTTCGCCGCGAACTGCGGGTTGGCTTCCGCGATCTCGATGGCCTCTCGCAACTCCGGGTAAGACTCCAACGTCTTGTTGTAGGATTCCTTGCCGTAGAAGGATGCGATGTTAGGATCGTACCTCTGGGCAGCAACCTCTAAAGCCTGAATCCGGTTGGCGTGCCGAATGAGCGGTTGCAGCGGCTCCATACCTTGCTGGAACTGCCGCTGCGACGCCTGCTGCACAAACGCTTGCATCGCTTGGTCGAACGTCATATCGCCCCGTTGTACGGAGCCTTCCAAGGCGTTCAAGAGCGAAGCTTGCTGTTGCGCGGCAGTCTGCGCTTGCGGTTGCCCGCCGAGAGCGGCCTGCGCGACCCTTTGCAGATACTCAAGCTGCTGTTTCTGCTGGGAGATCATGCGGTCTTTCTCGGCGACTCCCCGAGCGGCTTCTTCCGCCGTCTTGTAAACGGTTCCGGTTTCGGCCTTCAGGAAGTAATCGGGTACGGGCGGAGGCGGCGCTTGTGGCGCTTGTGGCTCCTCGTGAGACTGGAACCAGTCGTCCGATTGTGCGGGCGGCTGGGCGTTGGGGTCTAACTGCGGCATGGTCGTACTCATCGTGACTCCTTGGCGCTTGTGGCGCTGGATCGTGGTGGGGATTGGGGCTTGTAGCCCCGGTCGCTAGGCGACGGTCGCCGTTGTCGGCGAAACTTGTGAGGGACGCGGCTGCATCGCAGGGAGGGCGTTGGCGCGGCGGACGAGGTGCTGGATGTAACCGAGCCAGTAGACCGCCTCTTCCGCTTGGACGGCAGCGGTATGATAGCGGAGTAGACCGTCCAGGCCGTCCTTCATGCTGAGGGCGGCTGCGCCTTGGTGGGCGCGTAGACGATCTTCGTGCATGGCCTTTTTCTCTTCGAGGTCGGCCATAAGCCACATAAAGCCGGGGTGGACGGCGAGAGCGCGAAGCCACGCTGCGCGGACTTCCTGCGCCTGTGAGGGCATCAGGTTGTCGCCGGGGACGAAGACGTGGCGCGAAGTGGGCCACTTACCAAAGAAGAGGAAGCGGAGGCGTTGCCAGAAGGTCATTGAGGCAAGCCTCCCGTACCGAGGGCATTGGACCCCATCCGCTGAGCGAACTGGCGGGTTCCACCCGTGGTCTCATCGACGGTCTTCTGAGGACGCTTCGGCGTGGAGCTTCGCTCCGAACCGCCGCCCTTGGCGGACGCCTTCACCTTCTCCTTCTCGACCTCGGCGTTGCCGGTGATCGCGGCGAGGATAGCCTGCTGCTGAAACTGCTGCGCCCGCTCTGCATCGACCTCTTCTTGCGTCTTGACAAAGCGATGAGGGTAGGGGATACGATGTATCCGGTCCAGTTCTTCCATCGACTCCGCCGGTTTGATCCATTCGGGGAACAACTTGGCCTTCATCTCAAAGAGCATCCGAGCGTTGTTCTGGAGGACGAAACGGTTCTCCATGTAGACCGCGCCGGGGATGCGGAAGTCGTAGTTGCCCGCGAGGTCCGACGGCTTCACCGCGAGGAACTGCGACTGCACCTTCGGGATCATGGGCGGTTCGTCGGTGATCCTCACTTCGATCTCGTCGGTGATAAACTGCTGGATGTTAGAGGCCGTCATCTGAAGCGCGGGCTCTAGGATGTCCTCGGAGACCTGCCGGACTAGCAAGGATATTCCCTTATTGGACTCTTGAATAACAGACTGGATACCTGTCGCAGTGCTGTTGCCGGTAGGAGTTCCTACTCCTCGATGATAAGCGTCGCTCACGTTCGCCCCGACTTCGATGGCCGATTGGTACAGCGGCAGGAGGCCGTAGTCGCCGGGTGTGGGGACCGTAACGGGAATCTCGTAGAGGTAGTTCGACGGATCGCCATAGGAGGCGATTAGGGCGTTCGGGACGTTCACATCTTGCAGGTCGCCTAAGTCCACGTTCCGCGAGGCGTCATAGATGAACCGCTGGTTCAGACCGATGTTGAGTTTATCTGCGAGGCGACTCAGGTTTCCGTTTAGGGCCTCGGTGAGCCCATAGACGGGCTCAATGACGCCCATCCCGTATACTTCGCCGGGTATCTTGGTGTAGGAGGTGAACAAGACTGGCACTCGACAATGTGCATAGGGGTTGTAGCCTGCCGCGAGCAGCGTGTTTTCGACCCGAGCAATCCGCCGACGGTACTGAGTGTAAGTGGTGCTACGGTTGACGTACCGCTGGTCCTTGTAGTTGAGGGAGGAGAGGTCCTCGTCGGTCACACTCAGCGTGAAGGTGCCATCGATGACGTTCCAAACCTCGGCAACGCGCAGGATGGCGTTGCGGTCCTCGGCGGTGTCGCCGTTCTCCAACACCTTCCGGGCGAGGGCTTGTAGAGCGTCCTCACTGTAAAGCTCGTAGCCCGCCGCCTTTGCGATCATGTTCTCCCGGATCATCTGTGGGATCGTCTTATCGTAGAGCTTGGCGACGCACGCGCCGTCCGGGTCCACCAGCACGTCGTACACGTCGAGGGCGGTGTACTTGGGGCGGTTCCGGGGCACCGGCGTGAGGACGCGGACGCGCTCCATCGCGGGCATCCCTGTCAATGGGTGGAGGACGAGAGGTTGACCACTCTGGGGGTCCTGCCCGACGAGGCCCGGAGGCGTTCCCGGCCCCGGCTGGACGGGCCTATCTACCCAATCGTATACAAGATCACAATCCCAATCCCAACCCACGTCGAAGGAGGCCCAACCATAGGTCGCCAGCATCCCCGTGAAATCACTGAATGCCGCCCGCAACCTGCCTCGGCGGAGAGCCATCAATTCGAGCACCGGCTGCATGTGGCGGGCCGCTTCCTCGTCGGCCCGTCCCGCAGGGAGCGTCTCAAAGGGCGGATCGAGGCCAAAGAGAGCTTCGGTGACGCTGGCGCGGACATGCCGCACGTTGCTGAAGTCGTAAGGGACGACGACGTTGGCGCGAGCGGAGCCGTCCGGGAAGGTCGGCGTCGGCGCATACCCCACAAGGTGCTTGTGGAGGGCGTCCCATCGCGCTTCCAAGGGACGGCGGAAGGAGTACATCCGCTGGAGCAGGGCCTTAACATCGTCCAGCCTTCGACGGGCATCCTCGGTGGTGAATTGGGTCTGGGGCATTTTGTGTTATACTCTTTATATGAGAGGCAGAGGCCGTCCGTTCCCTAAAGGAAACATACCTCACAACCAAACACCGTTTGTGTATCTACAGTGTGAGTTCTGTAAGACCGCATTTCAGAGAACCGAAGCTTACATACGCAAAGTCAAGCGAGTACGAACCTGCTCTTGGGTTTGTCATAACCGCCTTGTTGCCTTAGAATGCAAACTGACAGGACGTAATATAGGCCCCAAAAATCCTGTATGGCGCGGCGGTATTCAGACCTATCAACGACACCGAAAGCAAGCTTGTGAACGCTGTGGCCTATCTCAGCGGCTTCTTGTACATCATCGGGATCGAAACCGCTACAACAACGTGCTTGAAAATCTAGAAACACTGTGCAGGAGGTGTCATCAAATAGAGCACGAAGTCGTCAGGAATTTGGGGATTTATGCCCAGCGGCGGCCATCTTCTGCATCTTAGCACGCCCCCAACGCTTGGAGCCGATCCACGCGGCCAATGCACCGGGGTTTTTCGCCCCGCGCTGAGCCAGCGTCTTCTTCAGTCCAGCGAAACGCTCGCCGCTTCCAAGAGGTGGTTTAGCCATCATTTCCCTCTCAATAGGCCCCACAGTCCTATCTTGGGGGCCTCCTTTGCGTAATCCTCCGCATACTGGGTCCCTTCCGTCACGTTGACGGCGGCCCGCTGCACCTCTCCCAAGATGTCAACCACCTTGGCGAAGACGCTGGAGAGGTCCTGTCGAATCCAGCGGAACATCGTCCCAAGCTGGTAGAGCGTGTAGATGCCCGTAGCGAGCAACCCTCCGAGGAGGGCCGTATTGATCCAGGAGAGGTCCATAGACTATAACCCTGTGCGAGAGAGCCCGTGAAGAATGCTTCGGGCTGGGGCCGCGACAGCAGAAGGCGGTTCGGGCGGCTGGGGCTCCTCCACTGGAGCGTCGGGAGCCTTCAGGTAGCGGTAGATGGTTCGGACCTGGACCTTGGGAGGCGGCCACGCTTGGTAGTGGTCCAGAATCCAGTGCGCGAGTTTGATGGCGTATTTGCGGATCATATTTTGGCGACCTTGTGCAGGCGACCCAAGCGGAAGATTCGCTCGCCCCGGTAGACGACGATCTCGCCTCCGGCAGATATGGCGAGGGTGTAAGCGGCGGAGTCGCCCCAGTTGTTCAGGCCGTCGGCGGCAGTTTGCAGATAGCCGAGCACGAGTGCAGCGGAGTCCGCGAGATTCGCCGCATTATCGGCGATTTGGAGGCCGTGCTGGAGGGCCTGCGCATCGAGCCAGTTCGAGAGACTGTCGCTGGTTTGGAGGCCGATGCCAAGTCGGAGGGCGTCCGCAAGGTTGGCGAGGTCGTCGGCGGTTGCCAACCCGAAGCCAAGTGCAAGCGCGTCATTGAGGTTTGCGGCATTGTCGAAAAATTGAAAGGCGAAAGAGGTCGCCAGCGAATCCTGCCACGGGCTATCCAGGTTGTCGGCGGCGGTGATCGTCAGGGCGGTGCCTGACATTTGCTGGCTGATCGCATCGGCCCAGTTGTTGGCGTCGTCTGAGATCAGCAGGCCGATGCCGATGCGGGTCAGGGAGTCTGCTAGGTTGTTAGCGTCGTCGGCTTGCGAAATCTGGTAGCCGAGGATAAGAGCCGGGTTTGCGTCGGCAAGGTTCGCGCCGTCGTCGGCGACCGCAATTCGGTAGCCGAACTGGTGACTCTCGGCGTCCGCCAAATTGCCCGCATTGTCAGCGATTTGCAGGCCGAGTCCCAGCGCAATCGCGTCCGCAAGGTTGGCGGCGTTGTCGGTGAACTGAAGTCCCAACCCCAGTTTGAGCGCGTCAGAGAGGTTATTTGCGTCATCTGCCTGCGAAATCCTGTAACCGAAAATGAGGGCCGGAGCCGCATCCGCCAGATTGTTGGCGTTATCGGCGGGGGTCTGCGTTAGGACGCCGATCAGACGCAAGGAGGACGTATCGTTCCAGTTGTTTGCGTCGTCCGCCGGGGCACCAATCCGGTACCCAAGGTTGACGGCTATGGAGTCTGCCCATGCCATTATGCATTGATTGCCTAATTAGGCGTTAAGGTTGTCGCCAAGTTGGAGGCCATAGCCGAGGGCGAGGGCTTCGCCCCAGTTGTTTATCGAATCGGCCTTGGTTTGCGTGAGAGCGCCGCTACTGGCGGTGAAGGGCGAATCAATGTTTTCACTGGGCGTGATGCCGACGGTGGCGGTGTGGGAGGTAGAGCTAAAAGTATAACGAACTATTAAAATATCACCCGCCGCAGGTGTTCCCGTAGTACCCGTTTGTGTTGTTGATTTAGTCCCCGTTGTACCAAGAGAGATTCCAAGCAAGCCTACGCTTAGAAGGTTTTCTTGTAGAGCACAAGAAGAGTTGTAGCGATTAACCTGAACACTATCCCAAGTTGAACTCATCTCTGCGACTGTGCAATTGACTCGAAAAGTCCAGCTACCGGAACTCCACGTTGCGGTTGTGCCCAGCGCGTCTTGGAAATCCAGGTTTTTTGCGCCCTGCGACGTACCGATATTAAGACTAATCTCTGTACTGCCTGCTGTTCCGCCAACCGCCATAAGACGGTTCGCATTGCCCGTCGAACAGGGGGTAGTTGAATTATCGGTTTGTGTCTCGATCAACGCCATTTACATTCTCATTGAGGCTGCGGCTTCCGCTGCTTGTTTATGAATCCAGTGCGTTGTGTTACAAGCCATAAAACAAATGGCTCCAGGGTAGTCGATGGAAATTTCTTGCGTCAGGTGGAACATCTCGGCGCGTGATAAAGTCCCGTTACCGTACCCGGAGATAATCAACCCACCTGCCGGATGCGGAGCACAAAACTGAACATCCCCTGTCACGTTGTGGCGAGTGCCATCAGCGAAGTGGATGATCCATGCTTGCAAACCATCCCTCGGCAACCCTTCCAAATCCGCCATCGACTCACAGTGGTAGTGCTTCGGCGTGTCAGAGCCGTCGTCAAACCACATATCCCAACCGAGCACATAGTCTTTCGAGTTCATTTCGAGAAGAGCCTCCGGCTCACGCTGCTTTTCGCTTCAAGGCAAGGCGGCTGCGCCGTCCTTTCTTGGGCGGGGTCTCGACGACCGTCCGCTGCGTCACCTTGATGGGCGGTTTCTCCGGGTACTTCGAGGGGTCGCCCGGTGTCGCGGCGGGTTGGTAGGCGACGGGGATACCGGGAAGGTCGTGCGTGGCCTTGGGGGGCACCTTCCACGCCCGCAGCGCAATGTGGTAGTTAATAAGTTCCACGTCGATGCGCGTGAAGCCCCGGTCCTTGAGCATCCCGACGATCAGGTCGGGCGTGAAGCCCATCTTGTGGAAGTTCTCGTCGTAGGTCTGGGCTCCGTAGAGGACGTTGTATACGTCGTCGTCCAGTTCGCCCTTGGCGATCTTGCTGGCGGCCCACCCTACGTTCGGAATGACGAGCCGGAACTCGCCTTGCGGCTTGAGCAGCCTCACCCACTCATCGAGCACCCTCTCGGCCTCTTGACGAGGGAAGTGCTCCAACACATGGCTGGAATAAACCAGATCGAACTCGCCCGTCGCAAACGGGGTCTGCGCGACGTTGCACCGGAAGTCAGGATTGACATCCTCCCGGATGTCCACACGCATCAGGTGGACGCCCTCGATCTTCTGGCCTGCGGTGCCGCACCCGAGGTCCACGCCCTTCAATTCCCCCTTGGGGAACTTGTAGCGTTGGGTCGGCTTGGAGCCTTCGGGCAGCTTCGTCGAGGCCCCCGTCCGCATGTCGATGTGGTCGCACATCACGGCGGCGTCGGCCATGATCTTGAAGCCCGCCTTTGTGACCTCCTCGCAATTATGCACCGCAAAGCCGTGAATGTTGTAGGTGTGTTCCTCGGCTACTGTCAGGTTATAGACGGGGCCTTCATAAGCCTCTTGATTGAGCGTACGGATGGGGACCGTGAAATAACCTCCGCCTCCCGCAGCGAGATCGTTCTGGAAGCGTTGAACCCTTCCTTGTAATTTATGAAGGGTTTTGCGGGGCATCTGCAAGAGATCGCACCACTCGTCTAAAAACTCCGCGATTACCCCTACCTGAAATGCGTGTGCCTTCGTTTCATAGAAGCTAGGATACAAACCAAGACGTATCAGCAACGCCCGGAGACAGTGTGCTAGTTTCTGAGAAGTGGTAGACAGATCATAAGGATATGCCTTTCTTCCGTCTCCCCTCCAATACCCCAACAAAAACGCCCTTGCGCAAGACAGCGGGCCCGACAGAATCTCTTCAGCTATAAAGCGTTTAGGGGAGTGGGTTCCAAAAACTCCCGACAGCCAATCTGCAAGAGCGGTAGAGCAACAGGTAACAACCCGCGTTCCTTTTTCCGGGTATTCCTGTACCGTACCTTTTAGTCCGAAACACCCCTGAAGAAGGCCGACCACATCATCGGTATATTCTGTCTCTTTTACGTTAAAGGTCCATGTGACCGTGCCTCCACCGGCTGAACCTTCTGCTACCCAGTATCCGCATAACCGAGCCACTTCTGGTGTGATGGTTACCGCAAGAGGGAACCAAGAAGAATCTTGATGGGTTCGTGTATAACGGAAGTAGGCACTCTTAAATTCGACAAACTTTCCTCGAATGTAAGGCCACACGGGAATTGCTTCTGGGCGATCCTCTCGGACTCTCTTTTGAATGGGGACGATTAATTTATCCCCCTCAACCAAAGCGTCGGCTCTGATAAATCCAGGCCCCTGTGGACGAGCGACTTTAACGGGGTGATTAACCGTGGCCTTAAAAGCACCTCCGTATACGGGGTTTATAACAATCAAAGACCCCTTATACGGACGCTCCATCGTGTCTGTTACAGATCGCAGCAATCCGACATCAGATAATACATTGGAGTCGGTCGTATGTTCCTCAACCGCTAACATGTCTCCATATACAACTTGGCCCGGAGGAAAACAAAAGTAGAGGTCTTCGGTCCAAGAGTCGCCGGAGGGGATCGCGTCGCGGGTCGCCTCAATGTTGTCGATGGTCTTGAACCACGGCTTCTTCAGCTTGGTGAACAACTCGGTGCGGATGAGCGTACAGTCCATCCCGAGGCCCGAGACCTCGAACAACTCGCCCACCTTCCAATCCCAATAGCAGCCTGCGCCGTTGCCCCGGAAGATCATCGGATTGGTCGGCTTTGCCTTGTGGCAGTAGATGCCGCCCACAACCATCAGTTCCGGGTCCTGCTCCATGTCGTAGATCAATTGGCGGATCGTAAAGGGCGGGGGGATGTTGTCCTCGCCCAACATGAAGAGGTACTTCGCGTTCTGCTTCAACGCCTCTTCCGCGAAGATGTTGCGGGCCTCGTCGATGGGCCTGCCATAGAGGGCGATGAAGTTCGTGTTGTAATTCATAGGGGGATGCAGGTTTGCGAATCCCCAGGTCCATTGTGGCGGAATCGGTCGTCCGGTATGCGGGACTGCGATCACCAGACCCTTAAAGTGCGGG